ACAGATAGAAGTTCTGTTGAATTACAATCAGTTGTAAGAGATACAATTAAAGATTATAACTTTAATAACTTAAATAAATTTGATGGTGTATTTAGGCATTCACAATTAACAAGAGCAATTGATAGTTCAGACCCATCAATACTAAACACAATGGTACGTCCAAGAATGTTTCAAGAGATTACACCATTAAATAATGCAGATAATAATTTTAGTTTAACATTTAGTTCACCTTTTTATCAATCAGGTATATCAACTGATTTTGTTTTAACATCAACAGCATTTAAAATAAATAACATAGACCATTTCTTTGGTGACGAACCAATCGTTGGTTCAACAAATAGAAAAGTAATTGTTTATAAAGTTGTAAATGATAAAAACGTAACGGTCATAAATGAAGCTGGAATTATAGATGTATTAAAAGGTACTATTATATTAAATAGTTTTAGACCTGATACAACAGATAAAATAAAAATAACAGTTGTACCTAATTCATTAGACCTAGCTCCAAAAAGAGACCAGTTATTATCAATTGATAATAACAGTGTTGTCATTGTACCAGAAGTTGATACAATTGCGGTTGCAGGTTCAGCTGGTTCTATTAATTATACAACAACATCAAGATTTAAATAATGCCAACTAAAAAAACATTAACTCCAGGTGCTATAGGTGTAGAGACCGGAACATTACATAAAACAAAAGAAGATGTTCGTCTTGATTCTATAATACCTTCGGAGATTCTTGAAAATAAAGATAAGTTAGATAAATTCTTACAAGCTTATTATACGTTCATGAATATGGATGAATTTATTTATCAAGAAACATTAAGTTTTGATGATATTGTTTTAGGTGGTTTAGCACAATTTAGAATTGCAGACCCTAATAACGATAACAATAAGTTTTTTACAGATGAAACTGGTGCAGATTCTACATTGGTACTTACATCACCTTCTGGCACAACAGTAAATATTCCTTTAACTGATATTAATGTTGCAATTACAAATGGTAATGAACTGCCTGGTTCACTTGCAACATCAACATCTGAAATAGGTAAGACATTTACAGTTAATGGTTTAGACTCTTACAATAACTATACTGCAAAATTAACTACAATTGTAAAATATTGGGTAGGTCCAGGTCCATCTTATGTTATGAATAGCATTGAAGAAGCAATGGATATTGATACAAATGAAGCTAATTATTTAGAATTAATGCAAAAAGAAATTGCTGCTACAATTCCAAGAGCTGTTACTGTAAACAAAAGAAATCTTTATAAACAAATTATAGACTTTTATAGATTAAGAGGTTCATCAGATTCAATTGAAATATTCTTTAAAATATTATTTAATGATTTTGCTGAAGTAGAATTTCAATACGATAAAGTATTAATACCTTCATCAGGTAATTGGGATGTTAATCCTAACTTAACAAAAGGTGGACAATATTTAGATAATAAAGGTTTCTTATCAGATAGTATTGTAGTACAAGATAGTTTAAAGTTTCAAAAGTTTTCTTATTTAATTAAGACTGGTAAAAATTTAAGTGATTGGGAATTATCATACGATAGACTTGTTCACCCTGCAGGATTTATTTATTTTGCAGAGATATTAATCTTCTTACAATTAACAAAGGCAGTATTAGGTGAAGATGAATTTGATACAAGTGAACAAAATACAAGACTATGGGATAATTTAATTAGAATCGCAAGAAAAGTTTTATCAGCAATGCCTAATAGACAACCAGGTATTGTTGGACCAGAAGATATTCCATTACTTGTTGAAATGTTTGCATCAACATTCTTACCAAGTGCTGATGCTTTTATTCATAAAACAGGTACATTATCAGTATCTTTAAAAACAGGTGTTATTAATGGATTTACAAGTTTAGTTGGAGGAAGTGGTTATACAAGTGTTCCAACAATTACAACATCAGATGCTGGAACACCATCAGGATTTACTGCAGCAGTTTTAACTGCAAGTCTTACAAATGGTGGAGTAAGTTCTATTGCAATTAGTAATGGCGGTAAAGATTATCAAACACCAGTTGTAACTATTGCAGCACCTTCAGCAATTACTTTTGATGGAAGTGATGAAGAAACACCATCAAATTTAACAGGTATTATTCATCTTGTAGATAATACAATCAAATTAACAAGTTCAGAACAAGCGGCTTTACCTGTAGGTTCATTAGTCACTTATAGTTCAGGCGGAGGAACTGCAATTGGTGGGTTATCTGATACTGGACAATATTATATTATATCATCAACGGCAGGAAAAGTAAAACTTTCTGCAACAGAAGGTGGTTCTGAAATAGATATTACGAGTGTAGGTTCTGGTACAAGTCATACATTTACTGGTGAAACAGCAACTGTAACAGCAACTACTTTAGATGGAGCTTTAGAATCTATTACTATTGCAGAACCTGGATTTGGATATCCATCATCTCCATTACCAGCAATCACGTTTAATGGTATAGAATTAGAAGGTCAAACAGGAGTTGCTCCATCAGTAACAATTGGTTTAGATGCAAAAGGTAGATTAGACGTAGATAATATTACAATAAATTCAGAAGGTTCAGGATGGAAATCATTATTTGCTACAGTAGCAGCAAATGCAAATGCTGGTTCAATTGCTTCTATAGATTTTTATGGATTAGCTGATAAAAATTATCTTACAGCACCTACTATAATATTTCCACAACCTACAGCAAAAGATGCTGATGGTAATTTATTATCTAGTAATGTATTAGCAGCTGCTAACTTTACACTTGATTCTGATGGTGAAATATCTGGTGTTAATATCACAAATGCGGGTAATGGATATATATCAGACCCGATTATAAGATTAGGTAGTAGTGCTAGCAATGAATTAAGAGTACCAGAGTTAAAACATAAAAGTATTATTAATTTAAATCATAATGATGTAGATACATTAATCACAGAAGTCAAAGTAAATCCAGTACAAACAACTGGTTCTATTATGACATCTACAGAATCAGCTGATAAGTTTTTACCAGAACATCGAGTAAAGGTTGTAAATCCAAATTTTAGAACCATTATAAATAATAACTATAAACAAAGAAAAGGAACTAGCAATTATTTCGATACAGCTAGACTTTATAACAGTAATCAATCAATTGAGTTTTTAAGTAGTAATACTTTACAAACTATTGACTCAACTGATATAAATAACTATAATACAAGTACTTTTGTACATATTGATTAAATCAGGATAGAAGAATGGCAGCAATTATTACATCAAATTTTAGAACTTTAAATGCTAAACACTTTAAAGAGCAAGTAGCAGGGTCAAGTGTATATGTGGCTATCGGTAAATCAGACGTATGGTCTTTGACAACATCTGATACTACTGATACTACACCTTTTACACCAAATGACCATCTAGATGCTCTAGGTGAAGCAAGAGCAAACCTTATAGGCATGAAAAAGATTATATCTACTGATATATCACATGTTGTACCAAGATATACATGGACATCAGGTAACTCATATTATGCATGGGATTCAGATGATGCATCGATTTTCGATAAAGCATTTTATATTATCACATCAGAGTTTAAGGTTTATAAATGTATTAAAGCAGGTGGTGGTGCTTCAAGTATTCAACCAACTCAAACATTAACTGACCCAACAGCAGAATCAGACGGATATATATGGAAATATATGTATACAGTTTCTGTTGCTGATGCTGAAAAATTCTTAACAAATAGTTATATGCCTGTTAAAACTGTTCCATTAAGTGCAAGCGCAATTGTTGCTGCAACAGTATCAAGTAGTACAACAGTTGTTTTAACAGAAACAGTAGACGAATTAACAGTTGGAATGGAAGTAACTGGTAATGGTGTTACAACAAGTCCTAAACCAACAATTTCTGCAATCAATGGTTCAACACTTACATTAAGTGCTACACAAAGTATAGCAGCTTCAACAAAATTAACTTTTGCATATGCTAATGATGCTGCAGCTGAAGCTGTTTTATCAGAAGCAGATTATGCTCAATACTTAAACCAAAAAGCTTCAAGAGATTCTGCTACTGCAGGTGGTATAGAAAGAATTGAAGTAACAGCAGGTGGAACAGGATATGCTTCAGCTCCTACTGTTGTAATTACAGGTGATGGAACAACTGATGCAACTGCAACAGCAGTTTTAGGAACTAATGAGGGAGTTGATGATGATAAAGTAGTTTCAGTAACTGTAAATAATAAAGGTGCAGATTATAGAGTAATAGATATTACATTTACTGGTGGCAGCGGTTCAGAAGCTGCAGCAAGAGCAGTATTAACTCCAAAAGCTGGACATGGTGTTGACCCAGTATCAGAACTTGGTGGATTTTTTGTTTCATTAAATTCACAACTAGATGGTAATGATGGTGGTGACTTAACAGTAGGTAATGACTTTAGACAAATTACACTTTTCAATGAACCAAGAGAATATAATGCAAC